CTTGTCCAACAAGTTCTTTCATAGTGGGCGCTCTTCTATATCTAGGTGATGGGCGTGGGTAGCTCCGCCAGATTTATATACCTCTGGCAACTGTGGTCGGTTAGCCGCCAACAAGTTACGGTTTTCAAGGTTTCTATGTTCTTGGGCTGTAAGGTCAGCAGGCAACAAAGATCTACCCTCTGGTGTAACCAAACGCTTTTCGCCTAGTTCTTTTTTCATAGCCTCAATAAAGTCTTCACGATATCGACGTGGCATGGGTTCACGCATTTTTGCGGTTGGCAACAATTGCACCAAAGATTTGTTAATGCCTTTTTTAGACATTGAACGTGATCTATGGCGGCCTTCATGACCTTCTATGCTTGGCAAATATTCTGGTTTGCGTTTTTCAACTTCTAAAAACGGAACGCTAGAAAATCCGCCTTTTAACTTTGCTAAATATCTAATGTACTGATCACGCGTCATATATGGCAAATTGTTGCCATAGTCTCTTGATTCATTGGTTATGTCTTCATCACCTATTGTGTTGCGCAATTTTTCAGCATACTTTTCAAAATCCGATGGATTCATGGTCATTAATGCCTTAGCATTGTCGCCGCTAAATGCGCTACGTAATGCTTCTTCAGAATACATGCGTCCAAGATGCGGTATTTCATCAGCGGCACGCTGTAGACGTTGCAAACCATACTGACCTTCCCTGTCTTTAATGTGCGCTTCTAATTTTTTTATTACCGAGCCACCTTTAGTTTTGTAATTGACGTGCTCTTCAGCCATAAATTCTTCAGGGGCTACTACACCACCACTAGCAAAGCCATAGTCTTTAGCCTTAAATGGCCTAGTACGTGGTAAGTCTGCCGCGCCAGCCGCTTTGTTGATAGCCTTGACCTCTTTGTCTTGCAGTACGCGGTTGACCTTCATAGATCCACCAATCAGCCAGTTGCCTGTCATGTTGGAGTTAGTCTTGTACCTGTAGTGTCCACCCTTTGGTATCTGGTCAGTGATGTGTGCATTGCGTGCTATCAGCTTACCCTTGGGGTTCATGCCGCGCTCGTTGGCCACAGACTGCCAATCAACGTCATGTGGCATCTCTACTTCAGCCCATACATGGTTAGCTGGGCGTACATCAGGTGCCGTGAGGTTAGGGTCTGACTTCTCGCCGATGTGGGTAGCAACGGGTAGGTCGCCTGCATGCCAGCCGGGTCTGTAAGCCAACGGGCCAATCTTGCTTTTGACCTTGTCACCAGCCATCTCACCCTCTTTGGCATCCACCCACTTATTCATCTCTACAGGCTCATTGGCGTTGACGAATAGGGGGAACAGCTTGCCGGGGTGCTTGGGGTGCACTCTGAACAGCTTGTACGCCTTCACGGTGTTCTTGGGCTCTTTGACGGATCCACCCTTGGCTTTTGTAATGTCTGGGTTAGTAGTGTCGTATGTGCCACGGTTACCAATGGCTGACTTGATCTTGTTTTGATGGAATGGACGGTACGCATCAATAACGTGCTCTGCGTCATATCCTTCTTCTATCTTGCTTTTGTCACCCTGATAGTAAGGCATGCCAGCATCAAACACGTCTTTGTGGATCATGCTGTCATAGCCCTGCTTCTTTAACTGATGGACAACTTCAGGCGAATCCGCCAAGGCATAAGCATCCACTGACGCGTCTGGCAATAGCTCATACAGTATGCGGTCTATGTCTTTCTTCTTGCCTGCCGCCATAACTTCATCTGCCAGCCTATCAAAGCCTTTGATCTTATAGCCCTTGCTGTCGCGCGCATCTATTGAGTGCTTGGCATTTCCTTTAAACACATGGTGATCTAAAGTACCTAAGATGTCAGCAAGGTCTTCGTACCCTAGTTTTTTAGGGTGCGTTGGCTTGGTTAGATCGTGATCCATTTGATCGATCAATTCGCTTAGGGTTAAATGCTCACCCAAGTTCCTAATGTCAAAGGGCTTCTCTGACTGTATATGTACAGGCACCGAAGTCGAACCGGGGCCATGCTCTACGTTCCAATCTAATTGCCTTGAATATACGTTTGCCACTTCTGGATCTGTGGTAAATGATGGCGTAGCACGATCTTGCGTCGTGACAAATCTATCTGGCTTAGGTGACTTGCGTTGTCCTCGATACAGCCGCTCTTTGATCTTGCTAGGCTCCAAGAACTTCTTCTTGCCGTTCATCAGCTCAAGGCGCATCCTGTCCATGTCTATCACGCCACCACTGGCTTTGGGTTGGGCGCGCTTTTTTAGAAAAGCTTCTAGAAGTCTTTCGTAGTTCTTATCACTGCTGACGTTTTCTGGGTCAAACTCTCCAGTGTTGATGTCGCCCAATGCTTTCTTTGGGTCAAACGCAATAGGCTGTGGCGCCATGCCAACGGCTTTTCTGGCGGCATTAGCTATATGAATTTTGGCATCGTTGACATCGCCTGCGTTTGTACCTGACGTTTTAATCGCCGCGCCTATGTTATTTATTACAGACTCATTCAATGGGTTGTATACATTGTTTTCAAACTTCCTTTGTATCAACTGGCGAAACGGAAACATAGCATCCATGCCACGCTGGATATGCGGCGCAATGTATCGGTTGAACTGTTCAGGTATGGTAGGCGCACGATCTCTAAGCGCCGCATTTAAGTCATCCAAGCTAATGCTGTTGGAGCCGCCTGCATCAAAGCGCTTGATAGATCCGCCCTTAGCCGCTAATGGATACTGGTCGTCAGTCTCTGCCGCACTTAGTGGGCGCAGGGGCTGTATCTTCTTAGCCTCCTCCTCCATACGCTTAGATCCGATCTCACGTCGGCGGTAGGCTTCAGCGTCAGGAACCATAAGAGCACGTAGCCTTGCTAGCTCTGCTTTTATGTGTGGGGGCATGGGAACTGGACGGTTGTCAGCCACGGCTATTCCTTCATTGTGGGATACATTGATTATGCCTTTGGTGCTTGGCGAAGTCTACCCATCTCGGTTGAACCGACGCTCAGGCGGCGTATGGGTTGCCCTTGGACTTCCTGTTGTGCTCGTCAGCGTCGAAGATGTCGTCGTCGTCATAGTCGTCCCGCGGCGGAATATCAATGCTGATCCATCCAGCGTCACGCATGTACCGTAAGCCCTGCGAGATGCAGTCTACGAACTCGTCATGTACCGTCTCAGGGAAGGAGCAGATCTGGGACACCATGCCCTCAGCCCAGTCCCTTACGTAGCCCTTGCGTTGGCTGTGCTCTGGTACCCATACCCTACCAGCTTTGATGATGTTGGCCACGATGCTAAGTCGTTGTGTCTTGTCCGCTCGACCCGGGTTATAGGCCAGCACAGGCAGGTGGGCACGTTGCAAGTCTTGTATAAGACTTATGCCGGCGCTCTTATCCTCCACCAACAGTAGGTCAACGCGCTTCTTCTCGCGTCCCTCGCCATAGAACACCTCGAACTCCTCGATCACCTTGGGGCGCAGGTCAGGGTACTGTAGGTGCTCCTGCCAGCAGTCCAGCACTAGCACGCACATCCCCCCATCCAATGGCTTGAATGCACCCAATGTGATGCATCCTGTAGGGTCGTTGATGGTCTTGTCGCTGGTTGCGCAGTCATAGCTCTGGATGATGTACTCCAGCTTGGGGAAGGGCTTGCCATCTGGCCATAGGCGGAACCAATCACGCTTGACTATGCCACCCTCTTCGGGGTCGATGATCTCAGCATGGATCTCTTGGCGGCCTAGGTTGGTGCCCTCGTACTGGAGGATCTGCTTCTGGAACGATGGCGCTAGGTTCTTGATGTTGCTGTACGTGCTGGCGCGCGTGATCACAACGTCGTCACCCTCACGCCCTATCAGGTCGAGCACAACGTCCTTTGGCTTAGGTGTGGTCGAGCATATGAGCTTGGTGCGCTTACCCAGTCGTATACCGAACTGAATCATGTCCCACGACTCCTGTAGGTAGTCCCAAGCCGCAAGCTCGTCTAACCACCCACCGTGAAACTGTGGACCGCGGAAGCGATCAGGCTCCGACGCTGGTATGCCTTTGATGAACGACCCGTTAAGCAGTCTGATCTCGTGCAGTGCTTTGTTGTAGTCAGCTATCAACTCCTTTGGTATGACGTTTAACAGGCCAGAGTCACCCTCGAAGCAGGTGCCCTTCACGTCGCCGCTGGTAGGGGCTGATACAAGCCATCGTGTGTTAGGTTGCTCCCACGCCCAATAGGCCAGCGTCTCAGCCGCCGCTCTGGTCTTGCCTGCACCGCGGCCAGCCAGCATCAGCCATATGCTCCACCAATCGCCTGCTGGCTCTATCTGGTGCTTGTGTGCCTGTGAGCTTAGCCAAGTCAACTGCCAATTGATGACTATCTGCTGGAGTATGGGGCTGTTAGCAAACTCCTCATTGATCTTGGGATCAGAGAGGATATCGTCTAGTGCGCTCATTCTGCTTGGCGCTGTAGCTTGATGCTCTTGAGTAACTCACCAAATACGGTGACGTTGTTCTCAATCACCAGTGGTTTGTCATCATCCCCACTGATCTCCATGCGCGCTAGCTTTGGTACGTGGTACTCCACCACCGATTGGAACATGTCAAACGCCTTAGCTGGGTTAGGCGGCACCACGTACTTCTCTACTGGCTCGTCCCCATCCATCTCTATTACCTTCACACCGTTGGCAACCTGATCAAGCCACTCAGTGAGCCTGTGAGCGTTTCCATCAACGAATGAGGCTATGGCCTGTCGAGCGTCGTTTGTGGCCTTGTTGGGCGTTCCTGATGCCCTACCGCCTGTCTTTTGTCCTAGTGCCATGTCATCTCCTTCTAACTTCGTCTACTTTAGATGAGCCGAGTTTAACAAGAAGTTTTGGTTTGTGGCAACTCTTTCAGAGATCTGAGTGCAGTAGTAGCTTTATCAGCCTATCTAAATCTTTGTCTACCAGAGTAGCTGTGTGCTCTTCATCGTCTGTTATGAGCGCCCAGCTTTTAAGGTGTTTATTCCAATACAGGGCGCATCTGTCATAGCCCATCATTAGGCTTTGTAGCTGTTGGAACTTATCTAGGCTATTCACTACTCATACCCATTACTCTTTGCTCCATTAGCTTGTGGGTGCGTTTGAGTTGTTTGTTCTCTTCTTTGAGGCGCGCGATTTCTGATGTCATGTGTGCCATCCTGCTAGATGCTTGGTCTATCCAGTCTTTTACCTCCATGGGCATAGCGAACTGTTGTTCTGCCTTCTTAGTTGTTTTTGCCGCGGGTTTTTTAGCTGTTGTCATGGTTCTTATCCTTTAAGGTTGCCTCTGCCATAAAAATAGCCATTTGAATTGATGGTGCGTTGTCTTCAATAACTTTGACGTCTTGCATTGTCAGCCCTAGCCATGTGCGTTGGGGTTCAAAATAAAACCTGACATGATGCCCCTCTTTGTGCGGGTCACTTACTTCAACAAAGTGTTCTGTCCACCTAGCGTCT